ATAACTGAACGGAAGAAGGAAGCAGATGACAGGAGATACTTAATTGATCTCAAGTCCACGCTTGATGCTTCTCCAGAAAGTTTTGCCCGATCCGTACATAAGTACCGTTACCATGTTCAGGCTGCGTGGTATTTAAAGGCGGCTCGAACCTGTTATGGTGAGGATGAGATTGAAGACTTTATCTTCCTCGCAGTCGAGAATCACCCACCTTATAATGTTGCAACATATTCACTGGGGTCAGCAACCCTGGATGAAGGGTGGATGATAGCGGACCAAGACTTACGCAAATATAAGGATTGGTTGAATGAACCTGAGTCAGTACCTTTAGGTTACTCTGACTCTATAGTTGAAATCGATATCCCCAACTGGGGTTTCACACAATTCTAAGGAGAGAAAGATGGCAGAAATGACATTACAGGTATGTCGGGATACCTTAAACAAGATGGGGCCTCAAATGCAGATGGCACTCCCCGACCACATTTCACCTGAGAAAATTAGTCGGGTGATAATGACAGAAATATCAAAGAATCCTAAGATATTAAATTGCACAAAGGAGTCGATCCTGACTTCTGCAATGGAAGCGTGTCAGTTAGGATTAGTACCAAACTCCGTTCAGGGTTTGGCATACATGATACCCTATGGGAAAAGGTGTCAACTCATTACTGGCTATAAGGGGTTAATACAATTAGCTTTACAGTCTGGTCGGCTTGCTTCAATCTGGGGCAGGATTGTCCGTAATGGTGATGAGTTTGAGTATGAGGAAGGAACAAATCCTTACATCAAGCACAAACCTAATTTAGATGTTCAGTCCAGTGCAGAATTAGGTCCTGTGAAAGCGGCTTATGCTATTGCAAAAATGAAAGGTGAAACCGTCCCTCAGTTTGAGTTGATGTCCGTACTTGAAATAAACAGAATCAAGGCAAAATCCTCATCAGGCAATCGTGGCCCTTGGGTTGATGACTTTGAGCAAATGGCTAAGAAGACAGCCGTAAGGCAACTGCTTAAATGGCTACCGCTTGAATCAGAGAACGTGGAGATTGCAGCAGGACTCAGGGAAGGTCGAGACTCTGGTTTAACGTACAAGGCTAAGTTTGGCCCTGATGGGTTACCAGTAGTTGAGGAATCTGATTTTGTTTATGTTGGTGAGGAAGAAGATACGTCCTCAAAAGCCAACGATACTTTCTCATAATGAATAACCCCCCGACCAAAGTGGCGGTGGTCCTATCCTCCAAAATAATTTGTAGGTTCGATCCGTTGCTAACCGATAACTGTTGGGATACCCACGCTTTCGGACATATTCAGCGGCTTCAAGCGCAGGAAGGTGTCGGGGGTTTAACAAAGGAAACAACATGAAAATGCGACCATATACTAAGGAAGAAAACGACTTCATCAATAGCCTCATAAGACAAGGTGAAGCAATCTATGGTAAGACAGATGCGATGGGACATCTTGTAGTTGAGTTTGTCCAGAATGAAATGGTTAGATTAGGTAAAAGGGTAAAGTTTCCTACACCAAAAAATGTTAACCCATGCCCGAAATGAGAACAATATGGAGAGACTAAAAAATGAACACTACACCCATGAGATAAACTTACCTGCAAACCTAATTTATATTGAGGAGTTGTCAGAAAAAACGGGTGTGTCTACAGCAAGGTTACAGGAGATGGTGGATTGTCACTATATCCCCCACTGGAAAATTGATGGAACCACACCAATGTTCCAAATTGCAGAAACAAAAAGATGGATTGCAAGGAATATGGTGACAAGGGTGGAAGGGTTAGAATTACCAATTGATTTGAAAGTATGTGTGGAGCCACCCAAAGCAAGTGTCATCGATGCCCCAGTGTCAATCAGGGGGATTGAAAATCTGCGTATGCTTCCACACTACAACATGACTCCTGCAATTTATTTTCTGGTGGAAAATGATAAAGTTGTATATATAGGTCAGAGTTGCAATCCTGCATCAAGGGTCAGGACACATGAAGACAATAAAGTTTTTGACAGGGTTTACGTTCTTCCTGTACCACGTTCAGCATTAAATGGTGTAGAGGGTGCATTGATCCGATTATTGCAACCTGAATTAAATGGGGGGGATAACCGTAAACCAGGATACATTCCGGCTCCAGGTAATCCTGATGAGGATGAAAAATTTATTACTACATTCGTAAATGATAACACTCGAACTACCATACCCACCATCTGTCAATAATTACTGGCAGGTTGCACGGAACAGGATAATAAAAACTAAACAGGCTAGAGATTATAAAAAGACCATCGAGAAATTGATGCTGCTTTATCCCTTGGATATACGGAAGTGGGTTAAGGATATAGACAGGGATGAAAGGACACTTGCTCTTGCAATAGCAGTTCACTATCCCAAAAGGGGTGGCCCTACCGCTGATATTGATAATCTCACAAAAGTGGCGATTGACTGCCTGGAAGGAATATTATTTAAGAATGACCGACAGTTCAGGCACGTTCAAATTTCCCGTGAACCTCAGACAATAAAGGAAGGTTCAATCAGGGTGACCATAAAGGAATGCCCAAATGAACTTGAACTCCATGACGGAACATTTACCGTGAAAGGAATTCACAATGGATGATAACTTACACAGGATTGCAGAACAGAGGAGCTACACCCATATTGGTCATGCCTCACAGCGGATACTGTCTGAGAATTATAACCTCATCGGTGTCTGTGGAGAGGTTGCATTTGGAAGGGAATTTAACCTTGAAATTGATGACTCAGTTAAGCCAGCCGGAGACAATGGTATAGACTTTGTATTAGGACTTCAATTTTCAGTAGATGTCAAGACAGCAAAACTACCCTACAATCTTTTACTGGAAGTGGGCAAGCCTGTGTCTGATATATATGTCCTTGCAGATTATAATGATGGGGATACTAAACTGATTGGATGGGAGTGGGGAATAAAACTGTCTCAGGCCCCCACTAAAGATTTCGGATATGGTGTTATCAATCACTATATCCCTGCGGAGAATCTGCGCCCGATGTCAGAATTGAAAAGACGGGCTTATTGAGGTCTTAAAAGCCCCATTTCATCTAATGCAGGGTCTGTTGCACCCCCTGTCATAGCACCTTCCAATAAACCACGATTCATTATTCTTTTTGTAATTTCATTACCTCTCTTTGTAGCATCTTTTTCAAATGCCTCAATACCTTGTCTCCCAGGTGCAGTAAGGTACTGCCCAGCGGCTTCATTTTTTGCTGCCGTAGTTCCTTTCAGGAGTTTAGTCCCAGCAAGACTTGCGGCTCCAGTTAACATCCTTCTAGGAATATTTTCAACTCCTCCTGAGATAATGTTCCTTGCATTCAAAAGGAACTCCTTCATTATCTCACCTGAGTCA